CACTTGACCGCAAAGAAAAGAATGCACCCGTACAAAGCATTGTTGAAAGACAGGCTCAGATTGCGGCAGTTAAGTATGTTGATGAAGTGGTAATTTATTGCACTGAAGAAGACTTGCTTGATATTATAAACATGTATCCAATTTCCGTGAGAATTCTTGGTGAAGAATATCGCCAGAAAGACTTTACGGGTAAAGATGAATGTCGCAATCGCGGCATTGAATTATACTTTAATAAACGTGACCACAGATTTAGTACTAGTGATCTTCGTAAAAGAGTATCTGAAAAACACGAAGGAACTTCTTATGCCATCAATCGCGCTCTCTAATAGAAAAATACCTAAAGACGGATTAGACTTTTACCCTACTCCACCGTGGGCAACTAGGGCTTTGTTCGAATATGGGTATAAAGATATTATAAGTAGAGATGATACTATTTGGGAACCAGCATGTGGTCACTTCCATATGTCAAATATTATAAAAGAATACTTTACAGATGTGGTAACAAGTGATATAATGTATGGTCAAGACTTTTTGAATGATGAACACCTTGTGTGTAAACCTGATTGGATTATTACCAATCCACCATTCAATGTTGGTAAAGACTTTGCTTTGAAATCACTTGAAACTGCAAAACGAGGTGTTGCATTCTTAGTTAGATTTTCTTTTTTAGAATCAATTAAAAGATGGGAAGAACTTTACTCTATACATAAACCAGCAAAGGTTCTTATCTTTACTCGTAGAGTGGGGTTCTTACCAAGTGAGGTATCACGTAACACTAATTCCGCTGTTCCATATATTTGGTTAGTATGGGACAATAAACATAAAGGACCAACTGAGTTTGACTGGATAGGTCATGACCGTGATAAACTTGAAAAGTTCGGTGATTATCCAGAAGACAATATGATCTTTGAAGACCATTTACAATAGGAGACTATCATGCCAAATTGGTGTAGCAATTCAATTACAATATGGGGACCATACGATAAACTTAAACATCTTTTAGAAGATGCTAAGAAATATGAACCAGGTTTACTAGAAGCAATGGTTCCTATCGGTGAGTGGGACTATGGTAAAGCAAGTGAAGCTTGGGGCACAAAGTGGGATGTGAGCGTAGAAGATTTGGAGCTTACTGATAATGGTGACGGTACTGGTACCATTGAAGGTCATTTTGATAGTGCTTGGGGACCACCGACAGATGCACTTAAAACATATTGTGATAACAATGATGATGTTGAGATTGAATGTTTTTACTTTGAACCAGGTCAATGCTTTGTAGGTTGTTGGACTGAAGGTGATGATGATTATCATGTGTATTCAGATGCAACAAGTGAAACAATCAGAGAATTTGTTCCAGAATATCTTGTAGATTATTATGACCTAGAAGAAGAACTGGCTCATTGGGAAGAAGAAGATTAGGAGAAAAAAATGGCTAATATGCAAGAACGCCACGAAGAATATATGAAGCGTAGAATTCGTGAAGAAGATGCAGAACGCGGTGCCGTTGTATCATATAACAATATGAGACTGACAAAAGAAGTTGAAGAACTAAAAGAGCGTATTAAAACTCTTGAAACTGATATGGCATATATGAATTTAACAGATGGACAGAAAATCAAGCTAGAAGTGAAAGGCGAAGTATGAAAATTCTAGTCGTAGGTGCAGGGTTTGCGGGTGCTACATATGCCCGCATTCTCGCAGAAGCTGGTCATAAGATTACCGTAATTGACAAACGTGACCATGTTGCGGGTAATGCATTTGACTATTTAAACGAATATGGTATTAGGGTGCATAAGTACGGACCCCATATCTTTCATACGAATAACAAAAGAGTGTACGATTTTCTTTCACGCTTCACTGAGTGGTTACCATATAAACATAAAGTTAAGGCTCAACTAGAAGATGGTCAGTTTGTTACTTTACCTGTCAACAAAGAGACAAAAGAAATTGTAGGTGAAGAAAACATTATAGACACCTTCTATAGACCCTATACTAAAAAGATGTGGGATAAAGATATCGAAGAACTTGACCCTAGCATCTTACAAAGAATTCCTGTAAGAGACGATGATAACGAATTATATTTTCCTGGTGATGAATATCAAGTTTTACCTAAATATGGTTATACAGATATGATTGCTGGCATGCTTGAGCATGAGAACATCATTGTGAAATTAAATACAAGATTTCATCAAAGCATACCTTTTGACCATTGCTTTAATTCAATGCCAATTGATGTATATTTCAATAACGAACATGGCGAATTGCCATACAGATCTCTTAAGTTTCATAACGTAACTTTACCAATGATAAAAACTCTGCCAACGACTACTGTGAATTTCACACACGATGGTCCGTTTACACGAGTTTCCGAATGGAAACACATGCCTGGTCATGGTGATAACAAGTGTTTCACTACTCTTACTTATGAAGAGCCGTGTGATTATCGTGACAATGATATGGAAAGATATTATCCAGTCAAAGACGTTGATGGCAAGAACAGGGACATCTATAACAAATATAAAGCACAAGAGCCCGAGAACATGACCTTTATAGGTCGTTGTGGTATGTATGTTTATGTCGATATGCACCAAGCAGTAAACTCTGCTATGATGGGTGCAGAAGCCTTTATGAAAAAACAGGGTTTACATTCTGGCGAATTTGTGCTATAATACAGTACAATCAAATTAGGAGTTAAATATATGAGTATTATGGATAAACTCAAATCGAATTCTAAGCTTAAAGCTACAGAAATTCTATCTGAATCTAAATTTTTTAATGAGAAAGATATGGTTCCGACAAGCGTTCCAATGGTAAACGTTGCGCTGTCTGGTTCTACAGAAGGTGGCTTAGCACCTGGCTTGACTGTTCTTGCTGGTCCTTCGAAGCACTTCAAGACATCCTTTGCATTGCTTATGGCAGGCGCGTATATGAAAAAGTATCCAGATGCCGTTATGCTATTCTATGATTCAGAGTTTGGCTCACCACAATCTTACTTCGAACAGTTTGAGGTTGATACAAGTCGTGTGCTTCATACGCCTATTACCAACGTAGAAGAACTTAAGTTCGATTTGATTTCTCAGCTAGAAGGTCTAGACCGTAAAGATAAAGTGATTGTTGTTATTGATTCGATTGGTAATCTTGCATCTAAGAAAGAGATGGAAGATGCTATCAATGAAAAGTCTGTTGCAGATATGTCTCGTGCAAAAGCACTAAAGGGCTTGTTCCGTATGTGTACACCGTATCTTGCGATGAAAGATATTCCATTGCTTGCCGTTAATCATACATATCAAGAGATTGGTTTGTTTCCTAAAGCTATCGTTTCTGGTGGTACAGGTATCTACTATTCTGCAGACAATATTTGGATTATTGGTCGCCGTCAGAACAAGAAGGGTACTGAAGTTACTGGATATGATTTCGTTATTAACGTTGAGAAGTCTCGTTATGTAAAAGAGAAGTCTAAGATTCCCGTTACAGTATCATGGGAAGGTGGCGTTGAGACATATTCTGGTTTACTTGAAGTTGGTCTTGCTGGTGGATATGTACAAAAACCTAGTAACGGTTGGTATGAAACAGTTGACCCAGCAACGGGTGAGGTACTCTCTGACGGTAAGAAACGTGAATCAGAAACACTTACTGAAGAATTCTGGACACCTGTGTTTGAAAATACTGACTTCAAAGAGTTTATTAAAAAGTCTTACACTATTGGACACAGAACAGAAATCGATATGGATGCATTAGTAGATGAAGCATAAAGAAAATGAAACTTATCAGTTGGTCCCCGGCGATGCTGGAGACCAACACTGGCTTGTACGCATTACTGCAGGTATGTTTAATGAGACTATAATTCAGTTTGGTGCAATCAGTATCAACGAAGAAGCCGAAGGTGTTATGTCATTCAATTTCTTTGTTGAATCATCACCAGATTCTGAACTTACTTCTGAAAACGAAGAGCTTCAAGCAGTAGCAGGTGATATTCTACAAGAGATACTGAGAGATGCCGTTGAAAATGACACCGCAGTATTTACGGACAAAGAAAAAGATTAACGGAGATATCTATGAAGTTTTTAGTAATGGGATTGCCTGGCAGTGGTAAAACTACTTTGGCTAAACCATTTGCAGAACTGATTGGTGCCATTCATTTGAATGCTGATGAAATTCGAACAAGATATGATGATTGGGACTTTTCATGTAATGGTCGTTTGAGACAAGCAGAACGCATGAGGCATTTAGCTGATGGTTGTGTTTTAGCTGGTAAGATGGTAGTAGCTGACTTTATATGTCCACTTGATTGGACACGTAAAGAGTTTGATGCAGACTACACAATTTGGATGGACACAATTGAAACTTCAAAGCATGAAGACACAAATGTTATGTTTATGCCACCACTTGCGAATGAAGTCGATTATCATGTCAAAGAATGGTTTGATGATACGCATGCTCAATTGATGCTTGTGATTGATAACTACCTTGCAAAGAAAGATGATATAAAGAATGATCGTCCTTCAGGAACGTCAATGAAAAATTTATTGGTTACAAAACAAAAATGAGGTGTTTACAATTATTCAAAAGTATGATATAATATGTTTTATAATAAAGAAAGTGAATGATGCAAACAAATATTGAACAAACCATATTAAGAAATATTCTGACAGATGAAAAGTATATGCGTAAAGTGTTACCTTTCATTAAACCAGATTATTTTCAAGGCGTATATCGGTCTCTATTCAAAGAGGCTGGTAAGTATGTGTCGAAATATAACATGCTGCCAACATCAGAAACTTTAACAATTGAATTGCAAGAATCAACTGGTATGTCTGATGAACAGTTTCAGATGGCAATGGACATTATTCCTCAGTTGTATACAGGCGAAGAGATTGACGGTGATTGGCTTCTCGACAATACTGAGAAGTGGTGTCAAGACCGCGCAATTCATATTGCCATTATGGAATCTAT